GATGATGGACACATCGACGAAGTAACAGGCAAAAAGAAATGGAAACACGAATGGGCTAAGACTCCCGTTACCGATCAAGACTATTTAGATCACATAAAAGGAATTAGATCAATAGGCATACAACCTTGTACCGACGATGGTATGGCAAGGTTTGCTGCAATAGATGTAGACAAATACCCTATTGATAGAAAGTTTTATCTTGATGTCATCCAGGATAAAGACCTGCCAATTATACCTGTCCTATCCAAAAGTGGTGGATTACATTTATATGTATTCACCACTAGGTGGGTTAAAGCAAAAGAGATAAGAAATTTTTTAGAAGATTTATTATTTGTTTTTAAATTACCGGCATCAACAGAAATATTTCCAAAACAAACACAACTAATATCAAGTGATGGTACAGTATCAAATGGTAACTTTATAAACCTACCTTACAACGGTGACGATAGAAAAGCATTAGATGTTGATGGCACAACCATGCCTTTTGAAAGATTTGTAAAAACTATAATGTTAAATACTGTAGATCCAAAAAATTTTAAAAAGATAAAAGAAGATTTAATATATGCAGAATTAAAAGGTGGGGGTGAAGAATTTGAAGATGGTCCACCATGTCTACAAAAACTTACTAAAGAACAAATGACATTTACAGATGGCAGAGACAGATTCTTATATAATTATATGGTATTTGCTAAAAAGAAATATCCAGATACTTGGCAAAAAATGATTGTACAAGCAGGTAGAAAGTATTTTACATTTGATGAACATTGGACAGACGATCATATAAAGTCAAAAATAAAAAGTTGGGAAAAACAGAAAAAAGGTTTTACTTGTAGTGATCCATTACTAGAACCAAATTGTATGAAAGCTTTATGTACTAAAAGAAAGTATGGTGTTTTATCCGGTGAAAAAGAAAATTATCCAACGTTAAGTAATTTACAGAAAATAAATTTACAACCAAATCCAGAATGGAGAGTTACAGTAGAACATCCTGATGAAAGAGAAAATATGCAGCTGCATTTAAAAAATACATATAAACTAACTCAGGTGCATGAATTTAAAACAGTGTTGTTTGAACAAGCTTTGATTGTTGCACCACCAATAAAACAAGAACAGTTTGATTTAATTTTAAAATCAATAAGTGGTAAAGATAAAATAGAAATAATAGAACCTGCAGCTGGCACAAGTCCTTTAGAAGTATTAAAGAAACTATTAGAGAAACATATATACGGGGCTCAGGCAACAAGCTTTATGTCTTTTGCAAGTGGTCGACCTTTGGTTGATGATAAGTTCGCATGGTTTGTATTTGATAAATTTTATGACAAATTAAAAAATGAAGAATGGAAATACGAACCACAAAAAACATCTTATATGATTGAAAGACAATTGTATAATCATGAAGATGAGGATGAAGAAAAAAGAGTATTGTTTGGTCATCAAAAAAGATATCCAGGTAAAGATGATGATGGCAAACCATTTAAAGCAATAAGAGTAGCTAGAATTCCTTTATTTCTTTTTGAAAAACCAGAGGAAGTAGAAGAAACAATTCCAGTAGAAAGCGATGACAATGTTGTATAAATATTATGGTCCACCTGGAACAGGCAAGACATACAGATTAATTAGTAGAGCAAAAGCATATGTCAGAAAATATAAGATACCTTTAAATAGAATAGGATATTTTGCATTTACTAAAAAGGCTGCAGACGAAGCAAAAACTAGAATGCCTTTTGAAGATAAGAAATTAACATACTTTAGAACACTTCACTCACTTGCATTTGAATGTTTAGAGATGGACAAAGAAGATATAATGCAACCGTATCATTACGAAGAGTTAGGTAAAAATTTAAACTTACAAGTAAAATTTTATGACAGGTATAACAAAGACGAATCATTTTATTTAGGTTTTGAAAACCCATACTTTCAAATTATACAAAGAGCATTTAATAAATGTATAGATCTCAAAGAAGAATTTAATCTAGAAGAACATGATCCAAAGCATATAAACTGGACAACACTAAATCATATAAATAAAAATTTAATTAATTACAAAGACAAGAAAGAAAAATTTGAATTTAATGACATGATACACATGTTAATAAACAAACCAGAAAAGATACCAGAGTTTGATGTTATATTTATAGATGAAGCTCAGGATCTGTCACCACTACAATGGAAATTATTTGATATCTTAAAAACAAAAACAAAAGATATGTATCTTGCAGGTGATGATGACCAAGCAATCTTTGCATGGGCAGGAGCAGATGTAAGTAGATTTATAAAAGAACCTGCAAAAGAAAAAGTTTTAATTTATTCGAAAAGAATATCTAAAACTGTACAAGAACAATCTATGATTGCTATTGGAAACATATCTGGAGTTAAAAAAAATAAAAAATATTATCCACGAGATTATGAAGGTGTTTGTGAAGAAATATATAATTTAGATGAAATAGATTTAACTAAAGGTAAGTGGTTAATTCTTGCAAGAACTGTATCAAAACTATTAAAGATAGAAGATACTCTTAGAGAAAAAGGTTTATACTTTGAAAGTAATAGAGGAAAAAGTATTACAGTTTCTTTATACAAAGCAGTTAAAAACTATGAACGTTGGCGTAAAGGAGAAAAGCTAACAGAAGAAGAGACTAACGATATTAAAGGTTACATAGGAAATGTAAGATGGAATAAAAAAGAAAACTGGTTTGATGCATTTGCTTTAGCAGACAAAGATGAACAAGAACAAAAAGAATATTTGGTACGTCTATTTGAAAACAAAGAAGACTTAGAATCAAAAGCAAGAATATGGGTTTCTACTATTCACGCTATCAAAGGTGGTGAACAAGATAATTTAATTCTCTGTACAGATCTTGGTGACAAGATAATCAAAGCAATGAATAGAAGCAATGATAAAGCAGATGAAGAACATAGAGTTTGGTATGTTGCATACACACGTGCAAGAAACAATCTTTATGTATTTAAACTAGCAAACAAAACAAGAAAGGCCTATCCAATAACATGACAGACAAAAGTATATTTAAAGATGCATTTCCACAAGATAAACAAATTGGGGGATCTCACTATAAATCGTTTCACATTCAACCATATGAATTTATTTCTAAGAATGACCTTTCCTTTTTTCAAGGAAATGTTATAAAATATGTATGCCGTTATTTAAATAAAAATGGCATAGAAGATTTAAATAAAATAATTCATTACTGTGAATTAGAAAAAAAGAAACTGAAAGATATGGAAAAGAAAAAGTGATAGTTCCACATACAGAATGGATTATTCCAAAAGAATATCCAGATCTAAGATCAGCTGATGAGATTGCAATTGACTTAGAGACAAGAGATCCAGATTTAAAATCAAAAGGTTCTGGAGCAATATCAAGTAACGGTGAGATTGTAGGTTTTGCTGTGGCAGTAGATGGTTATAAAAACTATTTTCCTATTGCACATGAACAAGGACCTAACATGGATAGAAAAAAAACTATTGAATGGTTCAAAGATATTTGTGAATCACCAGCTACAAAAATCTTTCACAACGCAATGTACGACGTATGTTGGATACGTAATTTAGGTATAAAAATCAATGGTTTAATCATAGATACCATGATTGCATCATCATTGATTGATGAAAATAGATTCTCATACACATTAAATACTTTGTCTTGGCATCACCTTGGTGAAGGAAAGAGCGAAGCAAGATTAAATCAAGCAGCAAAAGAAAGAGGACTAGATCCAAAAGCAGATATGTGGAGAATGCCTGCAATGGAAGTTGGAGCTTATGCTGAGAAAGATGCAGAACTAACTTTAAAACTTTGGCACAAATTAAAAAAAATAATTATAGAAGATAACTTACAAGATATATTTAATCTTGAGACTGATCTGTTTCCTTGTTTAGTCGATATGCGCCACCTAGGTGTTCGGGTAGATATCGAGAAAGCCAATCAATTGAAAACAGCACTGGCAGTAAAAGAAGAAAACCTATTACAACAAGTGAAAATAGAAACAGGAGTAGATACTCAGATATGGGCAGCAGCAAGTATTGCCAAAGTTTTTGATAAACTAAAGCTACCTTATACCCGAACTGAAAAGACAAACTCTCCTTCATTTACTAAAAATTTTATTTCTAATCATGCTAATCCTGTAGTCAACATGATAGCAGAAGCAAGAAAAATAAACAAGGTTAGAACTACATTTATAGATACTATTTTAAAACATGAACACAAAGGTAGAATTCATGCAGATATAAATCAGATTAGATCTGACGATGGTGGTACAGTTACAGGTCGATTTAGTTACTCGAATCCAAACTTACAGCAGATACCTGCCAGGGATCCGGAAACAGGGCCTTTACTTAGAAGTTTGTTTATACCAGAAGAAGGTATGAAGTGGGGTACATTTGATTACTCGCAACAGGAACCAAGACTTGTTGCACACTATGCATTAAAATTTTCTTTACCTTCTGTAAATCAAATTGCTGATTCTTATGAATCAGATCCATCAACAGACTTTCACAAAATTGTTGCAGACATGGCTAAGATTCCAAGATCACAAGCAAAGACAATTAACTTAGGTTTGTTTTATGGTATGGGTAAGGCAAAACTACAAGGAGAACTTGGAGTATCAAAAGAAAAATCAGAAGAACTATTTACAAAGTATCATACCGAAGCACCTTTTGTTAAACAGTTAATGAATAAAGTTATGAAAGCTGCAGAGGCAAGAGGACAAATCAAAACTTTACTTGGTAGAAGATGTAGGTTTCCTAAATACGAGCCAGTATTACGTGGAGCAGATTGGGGAACATACGTACCACCTGAAGATCATGAACGTATGTTAGAACTTCAAGAGATGGGTCCACATCTAAAAGATTTTGAAGGTAATGTTGTTACAGATAAAAATGGTAAACCTAAAAGAAACTATTGGCATCAAAACTCTACACGTAGAGCTTTTACATACAAAGCTTTGAATAAATTAATTCAAGGTAGTGCAGCTGACATGACAAAGAAAGCAATGGTAGAATTATATAAAGAAGGTTTGATATCTCACATACAAATACATGATGAGTTAGACTTTTCAATTATTGATGAATCACAAGCTGCAAAAATAAAAGATGTGATGGAAAACGCAGTTGACTTAGAAGTACCTAATAAAGTAGATTATGAATCTGGCCCTAATTGGGGTGAAATAAAATAATGTACTATGTCATATTTAAATGCTAATATACCGCCGATTTATTG